ACAACATTGCTCAAGTCAGTGTTGCTCGTGATGTAGCGAGGTTGACCATCATCGTCAACCACAAGATAATCACCGTTGACCGCGCCCGTGAGAGCAGCCGCCGTTGGGATTACCGTTGCGCCGACGGCAATAGTGCCGTTTGCAGCACCCGTAATCACATCGCCACCCGAAGTGAGTCCAGGCTGGTTCTGAGCCATGTAGGTGTCGAATCCAAGGACGCGACCGAGAGCCGCTTCCTGTAGAGCCGCACCACCGTCACCACGCTCGTTGGCCTTCAAGAACAGGTCAGTCTGCAACATTGCAGTTTCAGCAGCGGGAGCCAAAACAATCCGACGACCCTGTGGGTAAGCCAGATTCTTGTTAAGGGTTTCGCGCGCCTCAAGCATGGTATCCTTGGCGTTGTTCTTGTCCAACTTGCCTAGCTTACCAACCTTGTTTGCAAGGAAGCGATGGAACTGACCGCATAGTACACGATCAATACCACGAGCAATGTCTTGCATACCTGGGGCCAAGTAAACTTGGATCAAATCCTGGAAGGACTTGCTGGCTTCACCGTCCTTGATGGTGAAGGTAGTGTAGATGTGCTGGTTCAACGGAACCGACACAAGCGTAGCGCTGGCGTCCTGTGGAAGCACGGCATCCGCATCTTCCTTACGCCGGAACTGGAATGATCCAGGCCGACGAGTATTAACCACGTCGCCATAATTGGCAACTTCCATCGAAAAGTCCCGATGGACTAGACTTGCCATGACCATATTTTCTTGAAGAATAGCCAAACCTTCATTTGCCCATAATTCTGGGACGAAAGGATCATTGTTATTCTCGAAACAGGCCACGGACACTTGCAATAGATACTTATCCATTGTCTATACTCCTTGTTAAATTTGTTTACAACAAAACGCATTCAACCCCAGATTTTACTTAGTGTCCGAAGACTGGGTATTTCGGATTCAAAAACCCAATTTTTTGTTACTTTACTAATTGGTGGAGTAATTATCCATGTAACTTTTAAACACACTGCCCGGCAGAGCCGGTAAATTATTTATCGGTTTCCTTTCTTAATACCCAGGGCTTCTGGATTCTCTTTCCGAAGTCGCATGTATTCAGCGGTAGAGATTTTCTTGGGGTCAACCTTACCACTTGATGTGCCGCCCTGTGCCGTACCAGCCCCAATGCCTGATACCACATTGGTCTTGAAAAGATTACCGTATAAGTCTTTCAATTCCTTCATACGCTTCACAGCATCTTCTGGTGCCCGTCGCGTAACTTGTTGGGCACCCGTCTCACTGTTAATATCGGCAAGGTCTACAACTACTTCGTAGGTGCCAGTACCCTTACCCTGTTCATCCAATTTCTCTGCTACCTTTGTCATTGGACGCAGTAAAGCAATCATTTGAGAAGGATTATAGGCTTCATGTTGCACGGCGGCATCTTGAAGAGTACGATCCATCAAAGTTTGCTTAAACTGATTTTCCCAACGCACAGCGGCATCCTTCCACTGGTTGGCTTCCTTCGACAAACTTTCCTCCAACTTCTTCTTTTCTGCAATCAAAGTCTCTTCTTTGGTCAAGAAAGTTTTTTGAACTTCCTCTAACTTGGCTTCCAATTGAGAACGACGTTCAGTTGTAAGATTTTTGTCATCCAAAGCCGTCTTGTACATTCCTTCTAGTTCCTGATACTTTTCGGCGAGCTTTCGACGATCAGCCGCAACGATAGCGTTGACTTGATCTTGGTTGAAAGATTTATCACCTTCCTTAGCCTTTTTCTTAGCCGCCTCAGATGCTTCCGCAGCCGCAGCCGCAGCCGTAGCCGCAGCCTCAATAGCTGCTGCATCCTGCCCACCTTCTTCACCTTCAAACATCGACAACGAAACTTGCAGTAGATACATAATTATCTCCTAAAACTGCCCTGCATTGATGTACACGCCGCCCGCAGGTGTGATGGCTGTGTATCCCTGGCCGCGAGAACCCAGGTTGTTAATTTACTCTCGCAGTAATAACGGCACGACCATCCCGTAAAAATGGTTTTAGGATTCGCCATGCCATTGCACTTGGTATTCCATGTATTAGGTGTTCAATTGGTTGTTGGTCGCGGTTATAAGCGGTTTTAACACCACTATAACTCTGATTAGTAACACCTAAGTTTTCTAATTCAGTATCGGGATCAACACCATCCAGTAATGCTAATGCTATTTCAAAACACGCTGTTTCAATATCTTCTGGAACTATTGTATCGGCATCGCGTGGAAATTCTAATGCCTGTGCTACTTCGGCTACTCGCCTGTCAGCCTGTGCCACGTCATCATATTCCTCAGCCGCCTCCAAAATCAAATAAACGGTATGTTTGTAACCTTTATAATTTAAACGATCAATTATTCTGGTAGCAGTATATAAGGCTTTTGTCTGATCGCCTGCCGATGCATTTTCCCATGCATCAGAATGGAGTCTAGTCAAAAAATAGGCATTTGCCTTGATAATTGAACCATACATACTAGCCATTAGTCACCTGCATTATTCTTACCTGGACCACGCACTGGTGGCGTAGCATCAGGACTCAGGGTTGTATCTCTTGATTGCGCTTTTTCTTCTCTTGCTTGTGCAGCCGGATCAGCAGCCATATCCCCCACTCCTCTAGCACCCGGATTGTTTGCACCCATTCCACCACCCTTACCTTGGGCGACTGCAATCCGAGTAATCCGGGCTAAATGATCTCCTGCTGCTTTCTCAGCTTCATCGTCATTAAATCCTAATGCTTGCAAGCTGTATCATCGCTTACTGCACCAGCTTCCTTGGCCTTCAAAATGACATCAGGATCACTGGTTGTATAAGGTGCTTCATCAATTTCAGTATTGATTTTATCCATTGTCTCAACTGAAATCTTCCCGGTCAAGAGTGAGGTTACGATGCATTTAGCAAGTTCTCTCTTCACTGTTTGACCGGGGACCGAATACATTAGATCATTTAGTTTCTTAGCTTCTTCAAGTCTTGTCAAATCTGCTTTTAAGCTATACCGATCCGGGTATTTGATAACCGGGATTTTTCGTAGACGCTCAGTTTTCTCTTCATAAGCCGCCCAATGTGCTGCAATACGTCTCTCACCATTTTCCAATATCATACCAATAAAGGATAACCCAGCCTCTAAACCTTGATTATCCATGTCTTTCGCTTCGGCAGAAATTGATCGGCCAACTTTATTAGCCACAGCCAAGTTGACTAACTTGCGAATATCATCTTCCAGTTTCTCTTGTAGTTTAATCGAGGCTTCTAATGGTTCCGGCGACGGATGAATGAAATCAGGACGCTCGGCTCGTAAGTCATATCGAATACCTTGTGTTGGACCAATTTGCCGTTCTGTATCAGCACCCGGTTGTCCGCCCGTGGTTGCCGTGCCATCAGGATTTGTAGGATGCTTCAAATGGTCGCCGACGGCTCGTAAGTCAGCCTGTTCAGTGTAAAATGGGAAGTTTGCTTTCAAAGCATACGCCACATCACTGGACCCTAGATTCAATAAAGCCACTTGATGTTTACAAACATCCTTTAATACACTATCACCAATGTCTAAAATGGTAAAAGGAATTTGTTCAAGTTCTAGTTGAATGGGATCAACAGCACTTAATTCCACATTGTCAGGAGTAATTGGATTTCCCTTGGTATTGAAAAATTGTACCCTAATTTTTCCATCCTCGGGACATTTAAATACAAACCGATAACGTTCATAACTACCTTTTGGAAGTACAACAGGTAGTTGTCCACTAAATGCACTTAAATCTCCATAATCAACACAACGATCTCGCAGCAAAATTGCCTGATATTCTGATGGTTGGTCAGGTCGTGATGCTGTCCATGATAGTATGTCTTCAACCGGATACATATATAAATATGGGCGGGCACCCTTGGCATCAGCTAATGTGGTCGCCTGTAATGCAGGCATATCTACATAGATGCCTACACGACCCATTATGAGTAACTCAGTTAAAACTTCATAACCCATAAAGGCAGTCATATTTGCTCCACGC